CTTGGAGTGTGATAAAAAGGATTGGCATTATTAAAAGTACACGTTGATGAGCCCAGAGTAAGCGTTACAGAGTTTTCAGATATGCCAAAACCAGCTCCGGTGACACTATAATTTGCGGAGTCAAAAACACCGTTAATTAACTGGATAAAATTTGAACTCTGATTTAGTGCTGACCCCAATGTCCATTCACACCCCACCCCATTCACCGTAATGGACGATGCCAACGTCACACCATTGGTCGTCAACGTCAACCCCGACGTAGACCCTGACAGCGTGATAGCACCTGTGTACGTCCGCGTCAGCCCCGTCGCAGGCAGCGTCACATTGCCGTGAATGCCATCAATGGTTGCGACGCCCGCCAGCGTCACGTTGCCGCTTGCAGGGCCAGCAATGGTTAGAGACTTCATCCTGACGCCGCCAATAACCGCGTTCACCGTGGCTGTGTAGGCTGTGGCGTTGGACAAACTGTCAAAGACAACATCATCATGGCTGCGCGGCACAGACGCGCCAGAAGCGCCACCAGACCCTGTAGACCAACGAGCGGTGTTGCTCCAGTTGCCTGTGCCACCAACCCAGTAGCGTGTGCTGTCGGCTGGCTTGGCTGTGCGGTAGACAGGTGCGCCTGCTGTGCCGGTGCTGTTGGCACCTGCGTAGAACTCGCCAGGAGAATTATTTGAGAAGCCAATCGAGCCCATCGCAAGGTAGTCAATGCCGGATGTGGCTGCTCCTGCCAAAACATGGCTGGTGCCCGTACCTGTGAGCGTGACGACGTTGCCCAACGTCCCCGTAATCGTCCATTTGCCAAAGGTCTGCGTTGTGCTGCCAAGGGCAATGGTAAACGCAATAGTTTTAGTCGAGGCAAACTCTGTAAATTGGTTGTCGCCGGTAAACGTAGTAATGTTTGTTTGTGATCCAGCAAACGTAAATTTGTTATAAGATAGGCCGCCGCCGGCAAATGTTCGAGCGTTATTGTTATTATTTCCTTGAATAATATTTGCGGTGCCTTTATAGAACGTCAAATTTGTTGTGGTTGTTGCGTCCCAGTGAACAACACCTGATCCGGTACCCCTTACAGACCAAGTTCCAGAACCCATTTTAAGCGTTCTTTGTGTAGTCCCAGAAATATTAACCCTTCCAACAGTTACGTTGTAAGATACCGCATCAAATGTGCCGGATGTAAGCGTAAAACTCCGTTCAGAGTTTGTACTCATAGCATCTGCAAGTTGTACGGTTCCAGTGACGCAATCAATAACCAAGTTGCAGTTGAAGTCTTTTCCGGCGCTTGTTATTGTTTGTGTGCCGCGCTTTGAAAAAGTTAAAGTCCCTGTTGTAAGAGTTTGCGAAATGCCCGTTCCAAACTTCCAATCTCCGTAAATAAACGGCGTAGTTGTTCCAACAGAAAACGTCCACGCTGTAGACCGTCCAGATGCGTCAAACGTTCCGATGTTCCATGACTGGTCTACCGTTACCGTCCCAATAGATCCTGTGTTATCAAACACAGCCGTGTCTTGCGCCAATGGAAACTGATTGATGTCAGGCGTGCCGCCAGAGCTTGGTGCCCAGGCCGTGGCAGACCAGTTCTGAGCGCCAGCCAAGTTCCAATACACAGTCTTGGCCGCAGGGAAGGTGATGCCGCTGTTGCCGCCACAGTCGCCTGCACGGGTCGGAGAAGAGCCTGCTGCGGTGCCTGCAATGGTGATGTCGCGGAAGTCGCAGTCGGTTGCCGACAGCGTGCCGACAGTGAGTGTTGCGGCAACGCCCAGATTGTCTGAGCGAACGAAGATACGTCGAACAGGCGAAGCCCCCGCTACAGTGAGCGTGCCGTTTATCTTGTCATTCGCTACATCGTTAAAAAGAATAACGCTGACACCTGTGCCGAACGGGGGCGTTATGGTTATGTTGTTGAACGTGCTCCCGCCAATAGGACTCAAAATACTAGCCGTTGAGATTGCGTTACTTGTTAGTGAAACGTTGTAGAACGTCATCCCGCCCGGCGTCAACGCCGCTGCAGAAGAAGAACAGTTTATCTGCGACGTACCTGCATTGAATGTAAGATTTATAGACTGTGTAAACACCACAGGAGACGAGCCGCTCAACGTCACCGTACTGGCCCCAAGCGTTATTGTTCGGACGTTAGGATTTGTTGATGAAATCGCGCCAGCAATGACATTGAAGCTCTTGGTATCAAAAGTGCCGTTGGTGACCGTAAGGGTGTTGGCCCCAATATTCAAATCTCCATTAAGCTCGACCGAACCACCGTAGGTATCCACCACAAATACTTGCGTAAACGTTTTGCCCGCACTGGTAATTGTTTGCGTGGTGCGGCCAACAAACGTAAAAGTGCCCGTGCCTGTCAGTGTTGTTCCAGAACCATTTGTCCAACTACCGTAAATTAGAGGGCTTACGGTGCCGGTAGCCAACGTCATGGCGTTTGTCCTGGTGGACATGGTAATACCAGACATTTGCAAAGAACCCGAAGCCATTGCCGTATCTACCGTCACCGTAGCCGACGTATTCAGACCCGTGTTCTCGATAGTCGCTGTATCCTGCGCCAACGGAAAATTGCCCGTATTGGCCGCGCCGCCAGAGCTTGCAGCCCAGTTGTTACCGCTCCAGTTGCCGCCTGCAAGGGTGACCCAGTACACCGTTTTGGGCGTGCTGAAGGTGATGTTGACGTTGCCCTTCAGGTCACCAATTCTGGTTCCTGTCAGGGTTCCACCTGCGCCAGTAACGCGGATGTCGCGGAAATCCACATCAGTCACCGTGCCAATGGTGGCGATGCTCATATCCCGTGTCAAACCGTAGGTCAAAGACCTAAACGCGGCCCTGCGGTTGCCCTGCGTACCGCTGGTAGAGAACGTACCTGCAATAACAAAGCCAGTGTCTACGTTAAAAGTAGTTGCACCATCAGCCGCAACAGGTGTAAACGTCAGGTTTGCACAGGTAGAGTTGGCCGTGACAGTGACGGTGTAATGCACCGCACCGGAGCCAGAACTAGCGTTGAAGATGGCGTTGTCAGCCGACGTAGGCACAGATGCGCCTGACGCGCCTCCAGAGGTCGCAGACCACTTGGTGGTGCTGTTCCAGCTACCCGACCCGCCGACCCAGTACCTGTCGGCCATGATTACGCCTTGTAGTACCAGACGCCGTCGATCTCGACCAGCTTGGCTCCCGCAGGCGGAACGCCCTCTAGTTTCTGATACACCTCACCAGCAACCTCTTTGGTCGTCTCAGGCTCCGGTGCAGGAGGCGCTGTCACCACAGCAATCCAGTTGTCGCGCCGCTGCTCCTTCATCGCCTCAATCTCAGCCTCTGTGAAGCCGTGATCGTCAGGCAGATGAAGAGCATCAGCAAACTTGCCGTGAGGGGTCTCGAATTGGAAGTCGATCTTGATCATGGCCGTCTGTTAAAACTGTCTCTTTGTCAGTTATGCGGCATCAAGGGAAAAAGTGTAAACACAGTTCAGCGTGTCGCCGCTAGCCACAGAACGGTCCCCAGGCGCTGCAAAGTCCGCAGCGGAAAACAGCGTTCCCGTCGTGCCGCCCTTGGTGTCGTTGGAGGTCAGGAATGCACCCCCAATCACTGCGGTGGCGTTGATGTTGAACGACGCAGGAGAGGCCGTGTTGCTGATCACAGAAGGGTCTGCCGTCGTAGCCGTACCGAACGTGCAAGTGGGGCGTGTGGCATTGCTGTACCCCGTCTCCTCCGTCCAGCCCGCGTGGCTGGCCATCGTGTTACCCGCAGCGGGGTTGTTGGACGAGGCCGCACCGTACAGGCCGATATACCAAGTAGTGATCTGAGAACCACCACCCAAGGCCGCTTCGTTCATGTAGAACAGCCCCTCGTTTACAACGAGGTTGTGGGACTCTGCTTCCCACTTCAGATTACCGTCCGGGCCGATGCACTGGATGTGGAACACGCCACCAGCACGAACCCTGTCGGTGGGAGCGGTATTGCGCTCTACGGTGGCGGCAACAGCATCGCTCGCCTTGGACTTGTTGATCATCTTGTACTCCTATGCAAAGCGCAGCAGCGCAGTTGTGGCGGTTGATGCCGGAAGTTGAACAGTGAATGTGCCAGAGGCCGTCTTGTCCGCGCCAAAGTCAATGACCGCGATGGCGCGGTTAGCCTCGCTGGCGTTGTAGATCAGCGCACCCCGGCAGACGAACGATGCGCCGGTCCAGACAGGGTTATTGAACGTCAGATAGGCCGTAGTACCAGAGAGAAGTACTTGGGCCCCAGTAATGGTCTCACCTCCAGTGGTGTACCCACTCCCCGAAGGAACCTGCCCTGCTGTTGAAACGTTGTAAGCAGTCGTGGCTTGGCTCAGATCCGCAGTGGCCGTGTAAAGGGCCATCTTCAGGACATCGGTATCCAGGTCATGGATACCCAGCCAGGACTCCTGCTTGAAGGAGGAGCACATTCCTTGGAGGATAGGCATTTACTTCACCGGATTCCTGACTTGCCCGCTGCGGTAGGCGTCCATGCGGTTCTTGCCGTCGCCCAGGTTCTTCAGCAGCAGGATGGAGTCGTTGAACTGCCCGACGTACAACTGAACGATGTCCTGTTCGGCCTTCATAAACCGGGCCGCTTCTACCAAGACCGCGTTGAACAAAGCGCTGTCGAAGTTGTCCCCGAGCCAAGACGTACCCGCCGTGACGATGCTTTCGGGGTAGTAGAAGTAGTGCAGTTCTGCGGTAAAACCGGGGGCAGGCGTTGGGCCGAGAATGAAGGTCAGTTCCGTTGGCAGGTTGTAGACCGGGCCGAAGAGCGCGTAATACTTCGGCGTGCCTGTCACCGACGGGTTGGGGTAGCTTTCCCGAATGAAGTTCACATCCTTGTTCAGGAGGTATGTGTAATCTCCACCAGCAGTGGGAAACACCGCCAAACTGAAGACCGACAAGAAGTCTCCGGGCGTGGTCAGGTATTGATTGCCTTGACTCAGCGTGCCCGTGACGTTCTTGCGTAGCGCTGGAAGCTGTACCGTGTTGTAGATCTTCTGCTCCGCCAAATCCGTCATCGTGGCGAAGTCAGTCGCCGAGAACGTGTTCTCGACGTAATCCTCAACAGCGGCCTTCAGTTCGGTGTAGTTCACGCCATCGGCCCCCGGGCCATGAAGCCCTTGGTCTGCGCCTTGCCGCCGCGCACCTTGATGCCGGTTGTCTTCGGGCCAGGGGCCGGGGAAGTGGAGATGCTGCCCACCACCATGCGCGGCATGGGCGCGGGAGCGTTGATCACCGGGGTGGACACGGGCTTGGCCTTCATGTCACTTCCCCTTGCGCCCAACGGCGCCTTGGTTGCCGACGCGGGCCATGTTGCGGCCCGACTGCATCAGCATCTCGTTGGTGACCCCGCCCTTGGCGAGCTTGGTCTTGGGCTTGCCCGGGTGCATCGCGGCCTCGTGCTTGTGGACCGCTTGCTTGGGTGTCATCTTCATGGGTTTCTCCTTTTCATGCGACCGTTACTGTACCAACTTCCCCTCGCCCCACCAAGGTGTTCGGCGTGAGGACTGCGTCGAAATCTCTTGCGCCACCAATCGGGTTCCACCCCCACTGGATGACCAGCATACCCTCGCCAGGGAAACCATCTTGGTTCGGTCCAGTGCCGCTGGTGTTGTCAAGCTGCAGCCCGTTGGTTCCCGACTGATACCACGTATTGGTGTCTGGGCGGGGGTCACGGATGGCCTGGGGGTCTGCGATGGGATACATCCCCAACTGCAACTGCGGGTGATCCTCACTCCAACACTGCGGGCATGACTTAATTGCGGTTAGTTTGGTTTTAATAACTTCGTTTTTAAGCTTCTTTAATGGAAACCTAAAACCACAACGATCACAAAATCCGAAGCTTTTGGCTCCGTTTGCAAACCGGTTAGCCATGCGTCACCTCAAATTTATTTTTCTTTGAGATGTTTTCTACGCCACGCATGACACGTAAATTGGACGGCACATGCAAGCCAGATACCGCTTTTCCTTGAAGCGGGATAACGTGGTCCACATGCCAAGGCTCGCCGTTGTGGCGCGTAAGCATGGCGGCGATGGCATACGTACACTTCATCCTAAGCTTATCATGCTTGGTTAGCCATTTTGGTGTACGCAACCGTACCGACTCTTTCCTGCAAGCATTTAGGTAAGCAATATTACCAGCCGCTTTTTTACGGTATTCCTTCTTTTGTGCTAAACGAGCTTCTTTGTTTGCTTCGTAATCAGCTTTTTTAGTCTCAGCAATTCGTGCTTTGTTAACTTCACGATACGCTTTCTTCCGTTCCGCTATACGTTCTTTGTTCGTTTCGTAATAGCTTTTTTGGTATTCGCTGCTGTTAAGTCTTTGCGAAACGTTGTACTCTTTATAGTACGCTTTTAGTTTTTCAGCGTTAGCTTTTGCATACTCTTTTTGCTTTTCTAAGGCATACGCTCTATTTTCTTCCGCCCATTTTTTACGAGCGGCCTTACGCTTTTCACGATTTTCCTCGTTGTACTTTTTGTAGTAAGCTAGGGCTTGTTCGCGTGTTTTGTATGCCATTTAGCCCCCGATAAACATCTGCCTCGGGACGAATCTTACGGCGGCTTTCTCACGGTCTTCGCTCGATGCACGATCCCAGTCTTCGTCGTACTGCGCCTTCAGGATCTGGAGACGCTCCATGCCGCCCGGGAGCTTCATGGCGAGATAGTACGCCAGCCCGGAGACCAAGCAAGGGATGAAGCGGAAAGGGATGTCCTGAGTAGCTTCTCCACCAGACCCGGCATCCTGAATACGCCGCAAGTACCAGTACACAAACTGATACACGCCCGTCTGATCCGGCGTGGGCCACACAGTGATGCTTGGCAGGGCTGTGGCGCTGGGGGAATAACTGCTCCCCACAGGATAGGTCGCTCCGGAGTTCCGGTTCACCAGCACCTGGATAGGCCTCGCCTGCTGGAGCTTGTTCGGGATGGAGGAGTAAGTGCTGATGCTGATCCGCGTGATCGTCAGATCAACCTGCGTTGAAACGTTCCCTGCCCCCGTGCGGATGACATGCTCCAGAAGATCCACGGTGTCTGACGGCAGCGTGTAGGTGTTGGTACCCTGTACTAGGGGGATCATGCCCTGGTTAAAGGTCCACATGTTTACACCACGGTTCGCCCAATCTGCAAACAGCAGGTTCAGGGATCGCCGCGCCGTGCGCAGGTCGTAGCCCGTGCGAAGCTCGGATCCGCAGC